TACCTTTCTTACCACAAGCCCAACAAGCCCATTGGTTTATTCCATCTTTATTTTCAGTAAAATTGACTTCGAGTTTTGGTTTGTGGTGATGGCAAAATGGACAAGTGTATGCTTGATTTCCTCTAGCGGTACGTTTACCAGGACCTAAAGCACGATTGACTAGATTAACTAATAACTCATTTACCATATTTTAAAGATATGATATCTTTTTTAGATATCAAAATCTCTTCGGAAAAACTTGCCTAAAATATTATCGTTAAAATATAGATCAGGTTCCTCTAATACTCTATAAACAAATAAAACTTGTGTTTCATAATATGTTAAGAGTTTTTTAGTCGGAGCCAACATAAGGATTTCACGTTTAAAATTTTCTAATGGTTCCGTTTTTTTAAGTTCAAGCAATGTTTTGTTTGAACCCCAATATTTTTTCCAATCTGATTCAGCAATTACCATTTTATAGGAAGCTCTACGGCCAGCTATACCTTCATACATTGCAAGTTCCTTTTTAGTTAGCTTTACTTTTCTGTTATGGTAAAGTACTTTTTTGCCAATATAGGATTTGCCTGAAGGTATATGGGTTATCTTGTAGATGAATCCAAAGGTATCATTTGGGAATTGAGAAAATTCCTCAATTTCTTCTTTTTTATATGTCCAGTTCATGATTTAAAGATCTAGGTTTACTAATATAGAAGTATCAGTAACAGCAGATGTGGGGAGAGGTTGTGCTAATTTAGCTACAGCTAATAAATTATAAGCATTATCATATAAACCTACTGTGGTAACGTAGGGGGAAAAATAAGAACCTGTTGCAAAATCATATAAAATTCCACTGTTTGTACTTCCAGAAACTATTGTTGGGTTTTGGGAAAAATTAAATTCATTTTCTCGCATAGTACATTTGTACTGTGTTTCATATATTGTAACTGAGGATGAAAATGAACAAGTTACATTAGAAGATGTAACAAAATTAGTTATTGTTGAATCAACACCTTTTGTTAAGGCTGCTATTCCATGTTCATAAAATATATTTCCTATGTCTATTGGTTGTGGTAATAAAGATGAAGTAGCATTAAGTTGGAAAGAAAATGCTAAACCATTTGTACCACTACAAACATAGTAAAAATAATAATCTACTCCTGTATTTAAAGTAGCATTAAATGAACCACTAAAATTAGTCCCTAGAAAAACTGGGCTGATACCACTATATACAGAAGATAAACCTTCAGAAGATGATAAATAAAAATCTACAGGTTGATCTAAACTATCTGCTGATCCCGTAATTGTAAAAGTTATACTTGCTGAAGTAGATATATTATTAGGGATTAAATTAATAACTCCTGTACCTGAATTATAAGAAATTCCATTAGTGGAATTTACACTCATACCTGTTGCTATAGTAGGGGTAATTGTGGTAGCAGGATTACCAGAAGATGATAAAGAAAAAAAGACATTTGAAGCTGAAGTAAATAATAGATTTCCTTCCCCATCATCAGTAATTGATCCACTAGGTGAAGCCCAATAAAAAGTGCCAGGTTTAATGTACTCTCCAAATAAATTTGAAGGAATAGAAATCATACCTATAATACTATTTTGAGTAGTAGGAAAATATCTATTTGCTAAAAGAGTAGAAGTTAAGTAATTGTAATAATTTGGAGTATAAGCAGCACCTGTTATTGTTCCATCTGTATTGAATGAAGCAGTAGCTGCAGGGGAACCATCTGGGTTTAGGAGATAATTAGAATAATAAAGTTCTCTAATTGAATGATAGACTAAAACTTGATTTTGTGGATTAATTTGCCCTGTTGGATATGAACCAGAAACCCATGGAAGTGTAGTAATATTACGTCCAAGATATCTATCAATTTCTACATTTGAGCCAGTAAGTTCATTTCCTTTAAAGGTAAATGATTTATTTACCTCAAAAGGAGATACAATGACATCAGACGTTATAAATGACTTGAATACGCTCATTCATTCTTAGAAATCTAGTTTAACTCGTACGAGTGCTTCTTTTGTGAAGTCTTTTAATAATGGACGTGACATTTTAGCAACTGCTAATAAGTCGTTACTATCATTATACATTCCTACAGTTGTGATATAAACTTGTGGTGCATTAATAAAGTTACTATAAATTACTTCACCTGTAGAACCTGAAATAAATGATGGGTTTTCTGAGTAGTTAAATTCAGAGTTTCTTGCTCTAACAAATACATAATCTGAAGTAATTGTTTCTTGAGAATTTAATGCAAATGAACCTGCACCACTAACTGCATTAAATAAACGTCTATTATTTAAACCATCTGAATTATTTGAACGTGAGGGGAATAATCTAATAGATTGAGATACGGCAAATGGATTAATTAAAATGGTACCTAAATCCGGGAATACTAAACCATAAGAACCAGATCCAGCTACATATCCTCCACCTGAAATTCCTGATCCATTTGATCCGGAAACTAACTGATATACTCTGGTAGAACCAATAAATGTACTTACTGGGTTATCTTGGGAGTCATCAGTTAAATTAATTATACCTCCTGAACCAGAAAGGCGAAGATTTAAAGAACCAGGGAATAAGGATTGTTTATAATTAGCTCGTTCAATAGATAATACCCAAAAGAATGATCCTGTTACAACATTATTACCTGTTCCAAAAGTAAAGTAAGCATTTTCATCTTCTAAAATCATTGAACGATATTGCCCATAAATTGTTTTAGTATATGAGTTTTCAGGTACAGCTATGTTATATAATGCACTGCCACTTCCTAAAGAATCAGCATAAGCAATATCAAATTGGACTTGTGCTGATGAAAGAGTAGATGCTGTTTGATAAGTACTTAAATAATAATTTCCAGATGACCCAGCTTCTTGAGTAGAAGAGGTAAAAAATGTAGTCAATGTAGGGGCTCCAGTTGACCATAATGTAGAAGTGATTGAGTCACTACTCACTACAAAATCTTCAGGATCAAATCTTTTAAACGCCATGATTTATATTTTAGTTAGTTTTATTAATTGTTACAGGGATTGTTAAACGAGCACCACTATCTAAACCTACAATTGTTAATGTAGCAGACAATTGTGTATTTGTACCGAATAATGTATTAACTGTAGTTGCACGTAAATTAATTTGTGAACCAATTACTGTTGTTGATACATTTGTTCCAAGTGTAGTAGTTGAAGTGACGGCTGCATTAGCTGCAGTTGCTGCTTCTGTATTAATTCCAATTCCAGTGAATGTGCTGAATAGGCGAACATCGGAAATAGTAGCTGAATAGCCGCTAGTTTCAAATGTTTGGGTATTACCTAGATAATTCAATGTTTGAGGAGTGATTGCAAGTGAAGCTCCTTGAACTAATGTAATAGCAGAGTAACCTAAATCAAGTACAGGTAATTTAGCAGTTCCACGTGGTAAAGTAGCTAATTTATACTTCATGATTTGAGTTTCAATTGGAAATGCTTCAAGTAGAGGCATATTTTGAATTGCTTCTCCGTAAAATGAAGATCCAGATGGATGAGTTGGATTATATAAAGTATAATCAATTTCATCATCTGCTAAAGCAAATTGCGTAATACGGAATGAACCGTCATTTTTTGCTAAAAGTTCTCTACCTTTATTTGTTAAAATCGCATCAACTGTTACGACTTGGTTATTTAAATATCCCATTGTATTTTTATTATTGGTGTATTATATGTAATAAATATTGCTAAATCAAGCCTTTTTCCTTAAGAATCAATATAAAGTCATCAACCCCTTTATCTAATTCAGGAGTTATATATTCTGGTCTTAAAATATATGGACCACTCGAGCCAACTGGTTTAAATCCTTCAATTAAAATCTGTGAAGCATCATCAACATATCTTCTAATAACAAAATGATCTAAATTAAATACTGATGAAAAAGAAGCTGTAGGTAAATTTTTATTAAAATGGACTTCAATTGAACCCGTTGGAAATATTCTCCCAGACCCACTTTCAGCAGGGCCAAATATTTTTCCTACTTGATAAACATATGCTTCGTTTCCTTCAAATTTAAATTCATCCCCATATTTTATTGACCAAGGTAAAATAACTGAATTAAATCCTGATCCAGTAATATTGGTCATTTTAACATTATTATTTCCGTATAAATTTACTAGGGTTGCTTGTGAAGATGTAATTACATTAGGATAAGTATTTGAATTACCCCAATTCCATATTGAGTTATATCCTGATGATGTTACTGGAGATGTGAATGCTGGGTATTGGGAGATATTGAGGGAGGTTTGGTCATTGAAAACTTGCACTCCATTGCTAGGTTGTTGACTGTTTAATACTTCAACCCATACAGAAATAGTATCCCCAACATTATAATCTCCGGCGCTAAGAGTAACTGGGGGAAGAGTATAAAAGATATTAGTTGAAGTATTTGTGGTAAGAGTTACATCTGTTTGAGGGAATGAAGCAATAGGAGTTGAATTTTTATAAATGTATATTGTAGGTTCAAATAAATAATTACCACTAGTACCTGATGGTTGGGTGTACTTGATTTGAATCTTAGCATTTATTATATACTGAATTCCATCTTGAACAGCTCCTATTGGGATAGGATAAGAATTTGAAGAAATAGGAATTCCATAAATAGTTTGATTAAAATTAACCTTTTGGGGGATATCATAATTAAGTGTTTGAGCAGCACCAGTTTTTCCATATAATGCTATGTAATTTCCAGTAGCACCTGTAGAAGAAGGTATTATATCTTCAAAACTCATTGTAGTATTCCAAGTTGAATTTGGGGCTTGACCAAATTGAGTATATAAAATAGGTTCAATACGGGTACCACCACGAATTACTTTTCTTAATGGGGTTGCTTGATTACCGGTTCCAGAATATTGAATTAATACATTTTCACCTGATTCAAAGGTACCTTTATTTTCAGTAAGTGAATTAGGTGAAGTGTTTGGAATAATTACCGTACCATCTGATTTAATTAGATATTTTACAAATGCAGCAGATGCATTTTCTCTTTCAGGTGGCCATCCTCCAATATCATCACAATAAGCAACCATAGTTTTTAAACTTTCTATAGTTGGTAATTTACCGTATGTACCTGTA